CCGGGATGTAAAGCACGAATTGTAACAACAGGGCCATGGTGGCTCTATATATTACAACAAAGCCAAGCACACGTAACACGTGCGTTCTTGGCTTCTCATCCTTCAGCTATTAGCGGACTGATGAGAGCAGACCAGGCATGGCAATACCTATACCAAATCTGTTCAGCTAGATCATCTTTTCAAGATGATTTTGCCTGCCTCAGTTCAGACCTCAAAGAGGCGACTGATGCAATCCCAAGAGTAGTTGCGATGCAACTATTCCGAGGATTTATCGACGGGATCAGTTATACCGGTCCACTACTCGATATCACAATGGATCTCTTAAAAAGGGATCGATTGTGTCTCTTGGATAAAACAGGCAAAGCCTTTATATCAACAAGAGGTGTTTTCATGGGAGAACCTCTCGCGAAAACAATACTCACAATACTTAATTTAAGTTGTGAGGAAATCGCTATTAGACATTATCTCAATATCGATTTTAAAACACCTGTCCAGGAACCCTGGAGGTGTTTTAGTATAGCCGGGGACGACCACATTGCGGTAGGTCCCATTAGTTATCTCAAAGAGATAACTCGGACTCATCGTAGAGCAGGATCGAAGATCTCTCCTACGAAACACAGTATCTCCAAAGAATTTGTGAGGTACTGTGAAAAGATTCTTGAAGTTAATAAGTTCAAGAATCTAAACTGGACTCCTAAGACTATTAATAATAGTACTAAAGAGTACGTTGAATCTCCTTTTATTGATTCAGTAAAAGTAAGATTACTATCGCCATGTTCAAAGAACAACGATAGTTTCAACGACCGTAATACGGCCGTTGGAAAAGGCAAATCACTGGGCAGAACCCTGAGATGGCTTAATACGGACCTCTTTTCAAAGAAATGGGTTCGTATGGTAAGAGATCGATTCTTTCAAAGAATGGGTCGCTTTCTACCAGATAGTTCCTCAGGAGTATACTGGCATCTCCTATTACCCGAAATTTTCGGGGGTTTAGGATTATGGTTAGATAATGATATTCAGGATCTAACCAGTCGCTTACCAGAACCATCAAAGATGCTTCTAGTAAGAAGTCTAGACCGAACTATTAGTTCGGAGATGACTAAGCTGTTTCGAGGCTTTACCTCGAATATCAGCTACAGAGGCTATACTCTTTTAGAGTTTGAAGCCTCTCTAGTCCGTGAATATTTTATTGACGAACTATTACCTATTTTGGACTCAAAGAGTCCAAAAGAGGTTTTTGAGTTAGAGAATCTATCAGATCTCCCTCAATCAAGCCAATTTCATATCGCAAAGCGACGAGGTTGGCTTACGAAAGATGAAATCGAAGATAACATCCTTCGTCCCTTCTTATGGAAGGAAATTCTTTCCAAAGAAGCAAAGACCTCTGCATTCAATACAGAGGCCTTTAAACAGAGATACCATAAATTATGGGATCTCGTTTATTGTGGTTTTACAAAAATTGATGAAACCACAATTAAAAGAGCACTAAGGTTCAGAGAACCAGTGCTTCTTTACGACTGTCGTGAGAAATCAGAGATTCCTATACGCGGTCGGATACGAACTGTAACCCTCATTGAGGAGTGTACAGTTGGTTTACCCGATTTGAGTATCCAATGGAGCTCAATCGGGATTTTAACCTCTCAGATTGATAATCCACCTCAATGAGGTGAATAATCTTAGAAAGATTATACGGAGGCCTACGACTTCAAAC